GAGATCAGTACCTCTACTAGTTGCCTGTTTGTTTACCCTATTATCCTCTTCTTCTCCAACTCTTTTTCTCCAGTCTTCAAAGATATGTTTATTGTGGTGACTGGTGACAGAAGTAATGGAGACAAACTTTAGAAGTTCATCTCCATCAGGGACTTTATAGTATCTCACACCATCAATAGTCTCCCTTTGTAATTCAGGGAGACTAATATCAACATGATTAAACATTAAAAACCTGCTGCCATTTTGTTAACAATGTAAGATTTAACAAGACCAGATCTAACAATGTCCTCTACACCAAACTCAATTGATTCAAACTCTGGCATCCTTTGAATGATTTTCATAAAATCTAGAATACCATTTCTTTCATTGGTTTTGGTAAGGTCTGATTGTGTGGCATCACCACAGAACATGATCCTTGAGTTATCCCCTACCCTTGTGATTATACTATCAAGTTCATGAAAGTTCAAGTTTTGTGCTTCATCAACAATGATGATTGAGTTGTCCAGAGTAGTACCTCTGATGAATGAGGTACTCCAGAAGGTAACTGTTTCCTGTGACTTCAGGTTGCCATAGAGCATTTCAAAGTCTGCATCTGTTGGCATCTCAAACATGTACTTAACCATGTTCTTATATGGGATCTGATACAAGGCAGACTTGTCATCATGATCACCAGGAAGGAAACCAATCTCCCTAGTAGAAACAAGAGATCTTACAACCACAATCTTTTGATATGGTGTGATCTCACTAAGAACATCTTTGAGTGCTAAGTACAGTGCACAGAATGTCTTACCAGTTCCTGCACAACCATACACAAACAAATGTTTATCTGATTTATATGCATCAAAAAGTTTCTTTTGATTCTCTGTTACTGGATTAATATCAAGAAGGAGATCAGTATTGATTGGTTTCCTTCTTTTCATTTGCTTTGCAGTCATACCAATACCAATTGGCTGCAAATCATTTCCTCTTTTTCTTCTTGCCATTAGATTTTCTTTACTCTAGAACCAGGGGCTTTTGATGCTTTAGCAAGGACGTCATTCCATCCAGGATTTTTGCTGACTAGTTTGTTTCTCCAGTCACCAGTTTCTCCTGGACTTGCACATCCTTCTGACCAATCTCTTTTCCACTCAGGGTTGTCTGTATACCATTGTTGAATGTCATGGACACTCATTTCAACTTCTTTCTTTTCCCCAGTTTCTACATGAATAACAGGATAAATTGCCATAGGTTAATTCAGTTACAAAAATATTTATTATGCCCAATCAAGAGCTTCTGATACTGATGGGAACTGTTCTTTAAAAACTTCCTTACAAGCAAGTGCAATATCCATGTGCTCTTGCTGAGTTCCATTAGCAGATCTCAGATTAATGTAATGGATCCAAGAACGACATGAGCCTGTCATATAGATTCTAGTGGGAGTTGCCAAAGGAAGAACAAACCTTGCACACTCTTTTGCTACACCATGAGAAAGAAGTTCTTTGTACAGTTGCATAGAGTGAGAGAAGTGGTCTTGAATCTTACTTTGAAGTGTCAGTTTCTTATACTCACCAATATCATCAATAGAGTTCTGACGATTCTTGGTGTCTTGTCTGCGCAGATATGGTACAGGAATATATTCTCCCAACAAGGAGCTGTCAGCATATCTTTGTGAGAATTCCTGATATGTAAAACTCCTGTGTCTAAGTATCTGTGCTGCAATGCCACGATTAGTTTCAATCTCAAGAGTCATTGTAGATTGTTCAAACACACTCCAATGATTATGTTTGATGCAATACTTTAGAAGACCAGAAAAGTTTTCATTGTCTTGGTTAGCAGGGTTGGAAACTCTGGCAATATATGCCATTGTCTTTTCTGCATCTGGGGTAACTGAAATCAGTTTAACTTTCTGAGTCATCCTTTTCTCCTTTCATATGTTTGAACATCAATGCTTTCTGAGCCAGTTTCTTTGCTTTCCTCATGTATCTGAGTTCTTTCTCATCATACAACCAAGGTTGCCTTAAGGCAACCTTAGAAAGTCTTACGGTGTCTTCAAATCTCATGGTTAGTCTGGGTATCCATCATCATCAAAAACCTCATCATAATCTGACAAGGGAGTAATTCTCCCCTCTTCTCTGGGGGGAATGTAAGAAGTTGTGTCTGAATAAACTTCAGACTTTAAACTTTCAACTAATAGTTCTAGGTTTCTTACAATTAGTTTTAACTTTTCTTTTTCCATGGTTGAATAGTTTTGTCTATCATAGTACAAAAAAAGGGGGAAGTCAATTCCCCCTTTTGATTATTTCATTGCCATTGCAAGTTGTGCTGCCTGAAGTCTCCTCTTCTTGAGGATTTCTTTCTTAATTACATCCAACCAATTCATCAGAAAATACCTCCATAGATATTCTCTTTTGATTCCTGATTCATTGTTTGAATTGGATAGTAATGCTTACCACGATAAACATGATCCATTCTATCAACTTGCTTGTGCCAATGCTTGAACTCTTCCTTTGGAAGATCAGTATTGTACTTGCATCCTCTGTAGGTTGCTTGTGACATGGATTTGCTCCTTTACTAGTGTAAAAGTGCGTTCCTTCGGTGTCCCTACTTCCGTTTGCTATTTGCAAATAGCAAATGAACGTGTTTTATCTATAAGAGTAATTTTGTAAAATATGATACAGTTTTAGTCTCTCTGTCTCCAGTCTTCTGGTTTATCTTCTGTCCACCAGTCTACCATATCATCAATGCTACTGAATCCTCTCTTACCAAACCTCTCATGACCCAATCCACCAATATCAAGTTGGTTCATAAAGTCATCAAGATCTCCTTCCTGCATATCAGGGTTCTCTGATCTCCTTCTTGCTTGCCTTAGAATAGTAGCAGCAGATCTATTTGCCTTTGATAGTTTCTCTGCCCAGATCATATCTTCTAAACTAACCTCTTCCTTAGCAATAATTTTTTCACAAATTGCCTCCAAACGAAGTCTATATTGTGTAGAGAGCATTCCAATCTCCAGTTATAGTTTTATTTATTTTTACCTTTCTATGTAACTTAAGGTATGGTTTTGAGCATACAACTGATGGATAATCATATCACAACCAATCTTAGGGTTGCAATCTCCACATGTGTATACATCTACTGCTGCTTTACCTTCTTCAGGCCAAGTATGAATACTAATGTGACTCTCAGAGAGTAAACAGATAACAGTCACTCCCTGAGGATCAAACTTTTTTGAAATGGTTTGAACTACAGTAGCACCACTTGCTACTGCTGCACACTCCAAGAGATCTATCAAACACCTTTCATCATCAAGAAGAGTGAAAGAACATCCAAATAAATTTAACAAGTAGTGCTTTCCCATTTCATTTTTTCTTTTTCTGGTTTGGAGGAACCCAAACTTTGGGATTAGCTCTCCCCTCAGTCTGGGTCATATTAATTAAATCTTCCCTATAGTTATCCCAATAATAGTCAAATATATCAACCCTTTTATTTGCTACTACAATATCAAAGTGGGTCATCCCATCTTGTAGATACTCAACCAAATACGCAGTGCACGGCAAACTTCTATCATCTGCCAGTGATGGATCACAATCTTTATAAACTATTTTCACAATTTAATTCAATACCAAATCTGGGAATGCATCTTGAACAACTACTTTTGTAATCTTATATCTTTTATGAAGTTGTTTGTCCTTCATATAGCATAATAATTCTGCTTCAGATGAATGAAGAGCTTCTAGGAGTTGAATAAACATCATCTCCTTCTTCATCTTTGTAGTAGAAGTAACACCCTTAACAAAATGATTAAACTTTTTCCATTCATGAATCAATTTAGAATGCTCAGTCCCAACTGGAGCATCATTAGGTGTATATGGAACTTCTCCTTGTGGGAGATCTGATTGGACTCTTGAATCAAAATTCCAAGTAAGAACTGCTCTTAGAGCAGGTGAGTCATAGTGTCTGAGGATTTGAATCTTTTCGTCTCTAGTTTTTGAATTAGAAACTTTTTGAATAACCTCAGACACCAATTGATCTGGTGGCAATTTCATAAGTAAATCTCCATTTAATAATCTTCTGTTTCTTCCTCCTCCATATCACCCTCAAATCTAAAGGCAATAATTTCATCAGGAATTACATTTCCATCTTCATCATACATCTCAGGATGTAACCTAGCAATCTGCTGGGACCATGTATGCTCTCTGTAAACCCATCCAACCAATCCTCCAACCACCATTGACATTACAAAAAACATTACAGAAAAAACTAGGGTAACTGCTACCATTGTCCTACTCCTTTTTATTGTGAGTTCCTTATATTGAAGGAAAAATTTAAGGAGATGGTTACTTCTTTTTTTAAGAAGGAAACCACCTTATCAAAACAAAATGAAAATGTTTTTTTCCTAGGCACCCTCCTTCTTAAAATTAACTCAACTCCCCTGTTTATCTCTTGGGGATCTGGATTATTTATAGATGACATCACAAGAGTGAATTCTCAGCAAGATACTTTACAGTATCTGAGCATCCACCTAAATGTTTAGTTTCCATTACCACCTGAGGGAATGTAGATCCCTGTCCAAATTCTGCATAAAACTCTTCCCTTGTGAAATCAGTTCCAAGTTCATAACAGATTACTGGATATCCTTTCTTAACACTTAGATCAGAAAGAACTGTTTTAATTTTGTCACAATAAGGACAACCTTTTTTACTATAAACTGTGAAATTCATACCTTTAAATTCTAACTGGGTGTGGTCTACGTTTGTCTGATTTAATTGCACATAACCATGCAGTTGTTACTGCAATATTATCTTCCCACCAATTAGTTTCAAGTCTGAATTCTTGAAATCTAATATCAGTGTTTCTGATAAACTGTGCTTTATCTCTTCTAGTGTAATACCAGAAGCTATTTTGATTCCAAAAACTTACATGAGTTGGATCTTGCCATGCTCCTCTACCATCAGTAGAAGGAACCTCAATGAATGCCCAACCACCATCACAAAGAACTCTGTGGATCTCTCTCATTGATTTGACAGGATCTTTCAGATGCTCAAGAACATGACTAGCATTGATAACCCCAACACTATTATCTTCAAGAGGAATTCCATCATTTAAATCACAAATGATATCAGCATCACACTGATCAATTGTTATATATCCAGGTCTTGGGAATAACCCCCCACCAATGTCAACTTTCATCAAACCTTTAAGGTCTGCATCTCTTTCAGCAAGTGCCTGCCCATACTGATGGAACAACTCAAAAGTTTTGACTTGAATGTTATCAATCCTTTGAGTCTGTGTGTTGTTATTATCAGGAAGCCATCTGTAATAATATAGGATCTTATCAATGAACTTAAATTTTGTATTCAGATAAGATCTAATGACTAATTCATGATCATC